GAAGGAAAGGCTAGATTTTTTGTAGTGTCTGAATCTAGTTTTAACTGTGTGATGAAACAGTATTTGGGTCCTTTGGTGGCTAACATTATAGCTGATAAGGCTAGTGGTGTGTGTGCTGCTATAAACCCTGGTTCTTTAGAATGGAACGAATTATTTGAGGATTTGAACCGTTATGGTAAAGAAAAGGGTGTTATAGAGGCGGATCAAACGGCTTTTGATGTGCATCATAGCACGATGGTGTCATTTGTGTGTGACTTTTTCGTTAAGTTTGCTAAGAAGTGCAAATATAGCGACGAAGATGTTAAGATTGTCGGTCTGTTGATACAAACTGGCTTTAGAAGTCTATTTAAGATGGAGGGCGTTTGGTCCCTCATTAGTAGTAGATTGTCGTCGGGTTTGTTTATCACGTTGATATTTAACAGTGTAGTCACAAAGTTGTTGGTTTATGATGCTTATTTGAGAATGTTTCCAGGTGGGAAACCTTCAGATGACTTGTGTCTTAAAACTGTTGGAGATGATCTACTCTTGTCTGTGAGGAAGGAGATTAGATCAAAATTTACGCCGGAATATATTGTGGAGAACAATATGAGGTCTGGGTATAAGTTGCAGCCAGCTGTCAAGGATGCTCTGAGAATAGAGTATATTGATTTGTGGCAGGCAACGTTTTTGAAGAGAGGCTTTCGGTTTGATGGTCTGCATGTGTGCGGTCCGTTGGCCAAGGAAAGTCTTTATAAGAGTTTGTCTTATTGTACTGGTGTTATGAGTGCACAAGAACAACGAGAGAGAGATATTATGACAGTGGCTTCTGTTGCTCGTGAGATGGCTCTTCATGGTGAGGAGGAGTTTGAGAGATTTATACAGAGAGTACCCTCAGAATATCAGGTGGGGTTTACCTACCGTGAAGTGGTAACAAGTTTGAAGAGTAGTAAAACGAGGTTGTGGGATACAACCAGGCAGCTACCTATAGAAGTGGTCTTACGAGACACCTCTTCGATTAGCGATGCCTCAACTTTTGGGTTAATAGTTGAGAGCCGGGTCGAAGATGGGACGAAGTCCCAACCCAAAAACGAATATACTTTCAGGAGCGAAGGTATACGGTTAAATTGCTCTACTGAATTGAATTCTACGGAAGCTAGCCTGGCTTCCTTAAATAATGAGGTAACGGTGATCGAAACACCGGCAACGCAAGTAGTGAGTCTACATCGCGTTTTCGAGGAGCCAGTTGAGATGCCTCAAGAGCAACTGGATACGATATTTAAGAGGAAGAGAAGGATTGGTACAGTGGTTGTTAGTCCGATTGACACGCAAACAGATTTTGATGTGTTTACGTTGTTTTTGGCTAATCCACAGATAGCAGCAATCCTTGGAGGCTATCGAGCTTTTAGAGGAAATCCAGTGTTGACGTTTGCTTTCACTGGGGCTAGTTCAGTGCAAGGTGGTATTCGTGTGTGGGCTTATCCTAGTGTGTTATTAGATGATTATAACAGTGGTGGTTCTGCATTTCCTTATACTGCGGCGGCTGTTCAAGCGAGGGGGGTTTTAACTTCTGCGTTGCCTCATGTTGATATTGATTATAGCATGACTAGCAATAAGGAGTTGAGATTGCCTTTCCCGATGAATAGGAAGTTTTTGACTATTGGAGCGGAGACGGATTGGAGTCTTGGAGTTAGGACTATGTTTAGTCTAACTAGCGTTTACGGGATTACACCTCCTAATTTAACTTTGGACATTTATGTTCATTATGAGAATGTGGAGTTGCATATCTTGGATCCGCAATCTGAGGTTACTAAGAGTGCGTTCGTAGATAGAACAGCTTATTGGCGTAGATTGACGAGTTTTGTATCACAGCCGTATCAATCTGTTATTGATAAGATTTTGGTGACTGGTGATGCTATAGCTCAAAATTTGGGGTATGCCCGCCCGCCTGATGAGGCGTGTGGTCAGATGGTGGTTAGGCCGTCTTCAAATTTTGCAGTGACTAGTGGTATACCGGATGGTGTGGTGCATATTGGTTTGGATGCTAATGTGTCTGCTAATCAATCTATGGCTAATATGGCTTTGGGAAGTGAAAAAGAAACGACGATGAAGTTTCTTTTGGCTAAGAAGAGTGTGTTAAGGAATTCGGTGTTATCAGGTGATGTGGTAACTATGATTCCTAATGTGATAAACGATGCTGCTTTGGTGAGCGGGACTGTTTATGAGTTGACAGTTTTGCATCATTTGTCTAGTATGTTTGCTCGTTGGAGGGGAGAAATCCAAATGAACGTAGCTATTTATAGTTCACCTTTGGTGCGGACTAGAATAGGTTTTGTTATTGTTCCTCCAGGGGTTCCGGCGTTGTTTGCGTTCCCTTATGGAGGAGATTTCTTCACCAAGATTATTGATGTGTGCGGATCTATGGAAGTTGAGTTTGAGATTCCATTTCTCCATCATCGAGTTTTCTTGGATTTAGTAGACAGACCTGCGGGGTCTGCTCTGGATGTATTAGATACACGACTTCAATATTTTTATTTAACCAATATAACAGGACCTACGGCTAGTCCGCCATTGCCAATATTGCAATATTGGATTAGCGGGCCGAAGGTGGAGTTTATGAATCCTGATCTGCAGAGAGCAGATACGTGGGTTCCTCAAGGGCTGAGTGAGACTTTGAGTGGTGAAATTGTTGAAGATGTTAAAACACTTTGTTTGAGGGGTGTTTTAGTTGGTCGGTTATTGAAGGATGCGAATGGTAGAGATAATTATTCCATTCCGACTGATGGTTTGGAACCATCTTTCGGTGCTACTAGGACTCTTGGTACGGGATTGTTTTCTCGTGTCTT